TGATTCATGATGAGCGGATCATCGATCGCGTCACGCAGGGTCCTGCCCATGAGCTTCTCTTTGTACAGTTCCACCGCCTTCTCGCCCTTCGGCCATGGGGTAGTCGTCGACCGTACATAATCCTTCACCTGGAGGATCGGACTGCGACCGTGATCGGCATAGGTCTTACCGATCAGCGGGGCCCAGCGGTCAGGATCCGATTGCAGGGTCAGGAATTCCCGGTCGGTAAGGGTCTTCCCGAGGGATGCTCCGGGATTGCTGTCAAATCCAGGGTCCGCCATGCCCTTGAGGTCCTTCTCGACATTGAGGCTCTCCCGGGAGAGATCCCCCTTCGACAGCGCCCGGACGGTACAACGGCAGTTGAATCCATTCGGCGGATAACTTGTCTGCCAGAAGGGATCATCACTGCGCAGAACCCTGCCGTTCATCGCGGCATGGGCCGGACGTGTCCTGCCGTCCATGACGGCGACATACTGCCAGAAGGGAAGATTCCCCGCCACGGCCGTCTGTCTTTCGTAATGCCCCGCCTGGTATGCGGCCTGGATGTTCGTCCGAAATATTGTGTCGAGCCGGTAAGGATTAAGACCTTCCCAGCCGCGCTTTGTCATGGTCTCCTTTACCGCTTTCTTAAAATCACGGAATGTCGTGCCTTCGGCGATTGCTTTGTCGATCCCCGTGTAGAGATCGGTCAGTACGTCCATCCGGGCCACCCCGGAGACAGTGAAGGCCTTAGCCTGGGCTGCCACGGTGAGCTGCCTGTATCTGTCCGGCGTGAGGACCGTCTTGTCCTGGAAGGATTTGATCGCTTCATCAAAGGGAAGGGTTTCGAAGGAGATCACGTAAAAGACCTCCCTTTCAGATCTGCGCGGACCATGGCCTCCGCGAGGACATGCCGGAACTGATTCATGCCGATGCCACTGTAAGCCTCGGCGAGTCTCGCCTGCAGGTCATCAAAAGACTCAGCTTCCTCAACGATCCGCTCGACAGCCGACAGATCGATTGCCCCCTGCGCGAGCGCATCATCGGCAAGAGAGTCGACGTATTGTTGCGCACTGATGAGGCTATCGATGCCGCCGGTTATGGGTGCCTTGTGGGCTGTCTTCTCGACCTGCCCGTCATCACCGGATCCGCCCGGCTGCCGCAGGCGCAGGGTCTTCTCGCCCGCCTGGGGCTTGGGGATGCCGAAACGATCATAGATGTGGCCCTCGGGGATCCCCTCGAAGCCGGCCTCTTTCACCAGGATGCCGTACACCTTCGCTGTCCTTTCAAGGTCCTCCTCTTCTTCGCAGTGGAGCTTAAATATCGGCACACCCTTTCCGGGCCCGTAGTTGAAGACGACCCAGGGCGCGAGGAGTTGGAACTTGACCGTCTTCATGAGCGCCTTGGAGTCCGATTCCAGAAGATCCTGCCTCAGGTCGGTGGCCTGCTTCTCAGCGCCAAGCTTCCCGGGGGTACCCTCGACGTTGCCCGTGTGCCCGAGGACGGCCTTGCTCATCCCCTTGTCACAGAACTCGGCGAACTTCGCGTGCGAGCTGTTGGTTCCCGTTACCTTCGATTCGAGGATCTCGATCATCGTCGATTCGGAGATGACCGCCGCGGCATCGACGCCGAGGTTGAAGACGGCGCGCTTTAACGCCTCGATATCGTTCTGGGTGGCTCCGGGCTTGTACTTGCCGATCCGCATCGGCACGGAGAAGAGCTCGTTGAAGATGAGCCAGTCCTTGATGTCGTAGTTTTTGAAGAGATACATCCAGCCGCAGGGACGAAGAAGGCCTCCCCGGGGCGTCGCGCCCGAGCGGGCCTTGTAAGCGTGGACGAGGAACTTGTTGGGCGGCAGGTCCTCGCCCCAGACGGGTGCGGCGTCGGTCAGTAGCCGGGGACGTTTGAGGAGCCCCTGAGGGGAGTTGAAAGTGAAGCGCTTCTGGTGGACCCACTCGATGGCCTTCACCCAGACCTGTCCCTCGGAGATCTCCCACATGATCTCCGGCACGGAGAAGCCTTTCCCGACGGCGTCGAGGATGTCCATGAGGGCATCGTCGATATTCTCGATGTACTCGATCATCTCCCGGGCCGCGGCCGCGATCTTCTTGTCCTCCGCGCTGTCGGAGGCCGGCAGGACATCCCACTCGAGACCCGTCACTGCGAGCTTGCGGGATTGCAGGATCCCCGTAAGGTGCAGATCCTTCTCCTCCATCTCCTCGAAGAGCTCCGCCTGGCGCGTCACGTCTCCCTGATCCGCCTCTTTGAAGATCCTGGCAAGGCGCTCCGGGGTGAGCCCCTGGGAGGGGTAGGAACTATAGCGGTCCCGGACTGTTTGGACGGCTATTTCTTCGAGTATGGGCTTGTTGGACTGGATTTCCCGGCCGAACTGGTCTACGAGCATAATTAAAAGGCCTCCCAATTCGCCGTTGACATAGTTATAACACCTGTCAACGGGTTTACGCGGGTATTTGCCCTCATGGACGGTGTGGCGTTAAATGTGGGGCATTTTTTGCGTTGTCTCATTACCAGGCTCCTCTCGAGGAAAACCTCACCTTGTGGTCGTCGTCATCGTGATCCCCTCTAAAGACACCTCGGGTGGCCACCGTTGTGTACTCCACGGTTCCGGCAAGGCCTCGTTCGAGCGCGCTCTTGAGCATCTCCAGCGCATCGGGTCCATCGTCGTGACCTCCCTTGCCCTTCGGCCGATAGTAGATGAGATGCTTTATCAGCTCACCCATGCCCTGTTTTTTGAACCTGATCCATCCGTTCTTTACCCAGGGCTGCAGGGTTACGATCCGCAGATCTTTGTCGACATTAGGCCTGACACCCTCAACGTTTACCGTCATACCGCGATTGTGGGTCTCCTTTTCAAAGGCATCCTTGAAGTATTCCTGAAACTGTATCTCCTCTATCACGACCTGGTTAAAGCGATCCCGGCCATGGTATGTCAGGAAATCTTCGATGATCTTGTCCGGATGTCTCTTTTCGATGTCGGCCACGGTAAGGTAGATGACCCCGTCCTTCAGGCGGCCGCCGATGATAGCCGAGGGGTCAGCCGATCGCGACTTTTTGCCCATCGACGGATCGATTGCGCAGCCCTGCTGGATTCCCGAGAGATCAACCTCGGCGTCGTCGTAGTATTGGATCCACTCCTCAAGGAAGATCGCATCCTCGGGGTTGATCGGCTCATTCTGTTTTTCCGAGTTGAAGTACGCGGGTCCCTCAGAGACATACATCTTCATCAGATAGTAGTAGGATTCACGTTCCTTCCAGAGCACTTCCGTACCTTCAAGCATGGCCTTCTCGTTGACCGAATAGAAGGCATCGGCGTGGGCCTCGGCATCTTCCTTTGTAAGGCTAATGTCGGTAAATATTGACTCCCACTTTTCCCACAGCTTCGACTGAGACCATTTCAAGACGGCTTTGAATTTGCGTCCCTTCCAGCCAGGCTTCTTAAGGAGGTTCGCGAGCAGTGAATCGTAGTGGAGGATGGTGCCGACCACGATGTAGACGGTGTCAGGCTGCCCGATCTTCATGAGGGCCTTGAAGAACCACTTTTCCAGTTTCTTGCGCTGGTCAGGCGACTCCACGGACTCGTCGTTCTCCAAATCATCGCATATAACCAGGTCGGGTCTGCGGGATCCGTGCCGCATGCCCCTGAGTTTCTGCCCCGCGCCAACACCTCTGATCTTGATCCCGTTGCGGGTAATGATCTGTGACGCCTGCCAGACGGGACCCTCGCCGCACAGATCGGGGAAATCCTGTTTCAGTCTTTCGTTGGTTTCCAGTTCCGCTTTGATGAACGAGATGAAATCTGCGGACTGCGCGGCCGTCTCGCTGACGATCAAGGGGAACAACCGGTGCTTGTATGCCGCGCACCACAGGGGAAGAATGAGCGTGGTCCAGGTCGACTTCGCGTTACCCCTGGGCGCGGCGTCTGCTTCCCGGTCTCCTTCTCCCGTTTCATTCGCCCGGATCACCATCTGCGGGTATCTCAGGGAGAAGTACTTATGCAATTCCGAGGGAGGGGTATCGAGATAGTGAGGAAAATAGGTCAGCCCGAAGTACTCCAGGTCCTTTTCACCGCGCCTGATACGCTCGCGCTGGGCCTTTTTGTCATCGGCGAAGGGCTTTGCCTTGCTCTGGATGAGCGTCCGGAGAGCTTCGATCTCCCGGTTGAATATCTTCTCTTTCGCGCTAAGCGCCATATTTCTCCCGTGCATATTTCACGTAGTCATCGAAGTTGCGCTCGATGGCGAAGAGCGCCGATGGGTCGTTCTTTCCCAGGTACTGGATAATGTCCTCAAGGAATTCCAGGAAGAGGGCTCCCTTGTGCGCACCGATCTTTGCCTTGATCTCCGCGCAGGACTTGACGATCCCCGTATAGGCAAACATGGCCTGATTGTCGACCTTTCCCTCGCCCAGGGTCTCGAAGTATTTCTCGTAGCGTGCCTGGACCTTCTCCAGGGATGCGAGCGCCCGGGCCTCTGCATTGGTGGTAGACAGATCGTTCGCCTTTCTTTCCTCCACCTCGGCGCGCGCTGCGCGTTCCTTCCATCCGTATTTCTCGATCCAGTCGTAAAGAGTCGGCTTTGAGATCGAGTACCCCTTCTTCTTGAGCGCGCTCAGGGTCTGCTCGATGTTCTGCCCGCACTCGCGCCAGGCCCTGTAGGCATCCTCGCGGGTCTCGGTCTGGTATGATCTGTTCGCCATTACTGCAGCTCCTTCTCTGCGGCCTCGATCTCGCGCTGGAGTTCAAGATATTGTTCCTGGAGCTTCTCCAATTGGGCGGAGATTTCCGCAACCATGGCGAGCCTCAAGTTCTCCGGCTTGGTGAGTGGATATCCGGAAAGGGCTTCCTTGATGTCTTTAACCTTTCGGTCTATCTCCCCCGCGATCTCCATTGCCCGGAACTTCCTTGCCCGTATCTCCGTCTTCAAACGCGCCACGTCACCCATCGATTATGTCCTCCCTGCGGGTTTTCTTGACCCGCGCCAGCGGGCAGTATTGATTCGTGTTGATCTTGTCGATCGCTTCGCTCCACTTGGACGTATTGAGCGTCACTATGTCGTTCTGCACGGTCGCAAGCTTCTCAAAAGACTCGACAAGTTTGACGTTGCTCTTATACATGTCCTTCATCGCTGCAAATCGTTTTTCCTGCGCCCTTTCCATGAGAAAGCTGAATATCCACGGACCGAAGATGATGACGATGAGCAGCGTCCCGATCGGCATGGCGCCGAGCTTGTCGACGATGGTTGCGATTGCGCCCAGGGTGTGTGCGGTCTCCGGGGTCATTTGCCTTCACCTTGTTTCATGCCCTCAAGACTGCCTCGCATCTCTGCCTGGTAGCCTTTGTCCAGGACCCGGTTCTTGAGCAGGTTCTTCGCGCTGTCCTCGTCGGAGGTGCAATAGCGCCCGTCCTTCTTGACGAAGAGCACCGGGTAATATTCCGGACGCGATGGCAGAGGCGGTACCTGCTGCCGGACGTATTCAGTCTTCACGATCTGTCGGCCTTCCTTCGTCGATGAACATCCCGTTAAGAGCATCGAGGATAGGATCACCAGTGTCGCTACCGCCAGTACTTGCGTTCGTCTCATTTGCCTTCACCCCCGGTTTCAAACCGTCGATCCGCGTGATCTCGGCGGCCGTGTGTTCTTTCTGCCTGAGCCGTGTGGTGCAGCTCTTCTGTGCCGATTGCAGCTCCGTTTTGAGGCTCCCGATCGTCGCCTGGCTTGCCTGGTTGGCGTCCTGGCAGACGGCGAGTTCCTGCTGCGTCTTCGCAAGCTCCAGTTTGACGGCGTCTATCTGCAGCTGCTTCACCTTGCCGACGACGATCCCGCCTATGATGGCGCCGATTATGAAAGGGATGAGGACCTTCGCTATCTTCCAGGCTATCTGTGCGCTCATCTGTATTTCTCCCCTCTGGTCTCGATCTGACGCGGGTAGTCGATGTTCACCCGGCAGAGGTCGAGAAGCGAGCCGTTCTTCAGCCGGATAACCTTACGCCGGCATTGCTCTTCTATCGCTTCCCGGTCGCAGGACCCGGCACGACGAATTTCCCTGTTGAGAAGGCCCTGGCCACCGTTGTAGGCACGAAATGCATAGTGCCAGCCCTCACAGGCCACTACGCCATACAGATATTGGTCGTAGAGGATGAGCGCCCGGATGCTCCAGCGGGCATCATACGGGGAGGGCTTCACCGAGATCTCCTGGAGGGCGTGTTCCCGATCGTGGATCCACTCGGCGGTCTTCGGCATAAACTGACCCAGGCCCGCTCCGCCGTCAAAGGCGGTGACTCCCGGCCTGCATCCGCTTTCCTGCTCGATCTGACCGAGGAAAAGGTGCCAGGGCGCGTCCATGCCGAGATGAAAACGGGATTCCCGGATAACCGCGGAGCGATACTTCAGGCACCGGTTGAGCGCGTTACAATCCGGCGGTAAGACCCAGGATAATAGCAGCGTACAGCATGCCGCGAAAAAGCATGATGCTGCGCCGGTCATATTCACTGATGCCCTCCTTTTCGATCTTTCCGAAAATGTACTTGTACCCGATGACCCAGATCGCCTCAGCCAGGATGAACCCGGTGAGGATGAGGCAGCACTTGTAGAGGACCACCGATATCGTGTCTGCCTTCAGAATCGCGATTAATCCGATTACGCCGGCAAGGGGGATACCGAAACGAAGCAGATACTTGACCAGGACATTGACGGATACCTGCGGCACCTCGACGACGCCCCGGTCATCCTTCAGGGGGCCCGTTAAGACGGACAGCCATGCGCCCACCTTGTGACGGGCTCTTCTGACAAGGTCCGGTCTTTTTAAGATCAGGAACAGAAGCGTACCCGCGATCATGCACATGATCACTCCCACCAGGTAGCCGGTAATAAACCCGCTGAAATATCCGATCATGCAAACCTCCAGTTGTGCGTTTTACGCATAGAATTCGTACTCGCCGATGACGGCGACGAGCTTCATAGTGTCCGACCAGGGAGCCTGGTCTTTGTTCATTTTGTAGTGGGTTGCCCCGGAGACGTTGTCCGGGAGATCTCCGCTGATGACGCCCTCCGCGATGCGGTAGCACTCGCGCAGGTGTTTGTTCTTCTGGAATGCCCTGTCCCATCCGCTGGCGATCGCCATGAGACCCAGGCGGTTCGGGTTGCCCGGATGGAAACAGGGGAATTGTCTTGGTGCAAGGATTACATCCTTCAACGTCTCGCCAGCGTACCGGCCGGCAAGATCTCTTGCTCGGTTCATGACACATGATGCCACACCGAGCCGATGACCCATCACGACCTTCTTGGTGCCCGTCTCACCGTAGATGCACAGGGTGAGGAGCTGAGTGTCGGTGAGCTTCAGGAAGCATTCTGTGGGTCTTTTAGGCGTCACAGGGTGCCTCCGGCAATTGTGCCTGGTAGGGGGCTGCCCGGGCTTTTCACCGGCCGAGCTCCCCTCCAGGGCTTTATAAGTGGGTGGGGGTTTTTATTTGATAGGTGCAGGACACCGGGAGCGGCGGGCCCGGCATCCTGCTTGTAAGGAAGGTGTTTCATTTCCCAAAGAGTAGAATAATGGGGGAAGGAAGTCCTTTGAAGTGGTTCAGAAAATTACTTCAATGAGAGGATGTATCGAACAGGCCGGGTTGGGGAATTTTCTCTTCCACTATCTCACGAACCCAGCGCTCTGTCAAATCGAATTTCTTCGCCAGCTCGCGATGGTTGTTGCCGGTGAACTCGCGGCGTATGCATTCGTCCCGCTTCTTCCGCAGTATTCCTTCAAGCTGTGGAAAGTAGTAGCCCAGGCCGCCCACGACGGAAGAGAGCTTTACCGCATTCTCGACGCCGATGGCGCGCGCTACCTCACGGTAGGATTCCGGGAGATCCTCGATCGTGATCTCGTTAATGATCGCCGTGACCCATTCGTTTATCATGCATTGTTGCTCGCTTTCTTGCACGCACAGCCGTTCTGGCGCTTCCACATGTCCTTTAAGGCCTCGATCACCGCTGAGGCATCCGGTGACGTCCGCACTTCATCGACCTTGGAATACTTCCTGAGCCACCGGCGGTACCCGTCCCAGTGGTGCCACTTGATGTCCGCTGCAAGATGCTCGATCATTCGGAGCTGGCCGGGGCTTGCCAGGACAACAACGTTGGCGGGGAGTGGCACACCCGGTGTTCTCGGTGCACACGGCCAGCAAGGGTTCTGCGGTTCGGGCCGCTTGGTCTTCAGCCTGAAGCCGAGCTTTTTGAGCTCATCTATGAACGCCGATGCCTGGTTGTAAGAGAGATCCTTGCTCGTTTCGACCTTGTACCACTCCTTTAGCATGAGCTTGTAGGTCTCGTCACCCATCCTGAGTTGACTTTTTGCAATGTGGATCAGTTTGATCTGCTTCGGCTCAATGGGTCTCATGCACACTTCTCCTCTTGCTTGAGGTCGAGTTTCCCCTGGTGAAAGATCTCCTCGAGGGATATCCCGGCCTGCTGGGACACGGTCCACAGGATCGTGATGCCCCGGCGCCGCATGGACGCAAAATACTCATGAAGCTCCTCTTTCGTCACCGGAATGTAATAGCCATGGGCATTGCTGCCTATCAGCTTTTTCTTGTGTCTCCTGAGATTTCCTATGACCGCCCGTACCCGGTCGTAATCTATCCCGGTCCGTGACGAGATCTCCGTCCCCAGGATCTCGGCCCCTTTGCCGCGGCAGTCCCGGACGCAGTTCCATACAGCCTTTTGTTCCTCGGTAAGGATGGGAACCTCAAAATCAAGGGCGAGTTGATCAGGCACAGTCTTTACTCTCTCTCTCTCTCTCTCGATGAAGCCGCTGATAGTTCCGCACATCAAACACTTCTGGCCTGTTTCGGACATCCTGTCGGGCACGATGTTGCCTGAGCTACATTTCGGGCATGTCAGCATTGTCCATCTCCTTGGGTTCAAGGCGTTCTGTGTCGCAGTCCTCGCATCGGTAATACCAGTACCAGGAGTCCTGAGCGAAGCGTTTCATGGGCTTCCCGCAGATCCAGCAGTCCGTTGTCAGCTCCGTTTTAACTTTGTCGTCATTCATTGTAGGTTCACCATTTGATCAGCTGTCCCTCAAAGGGCAGTCCGTGTGTGTCGCGGAAGAAGGTGAGCATTTCACCAACACTTGTGAATCCATCCTTTAGAGCGAGATCGTGTTTTTCTTCGAATGACAGCGGGCCTTGACCCGCAATTATGATCTCCGGCCGACCGTCTATGTCCACGTCAATAGATATGTCACGGACATATGTACAGGAGACCTCTCTGAGGAGCTTCGCTGACTTCGTGCGGAGCGCCGTGTAGAGAAAGAGATCCTCTCCTTCCCGGATCGGATATCTCCTCCTGGCCCGGATCGTCTGGCGTTTAATGCCAAGCTCCACGAAGGTGGCGAACCGTTTTTTGAAATTAAGGATTGCCATTACTCTGTCTCCATTGTCTTACAGGCCGCTTCGATAAGCACACACGCCATCTTATCGATCTGCTCCTTGCTTGGTCTCTTATTTCCTGTCGGGGACAGGATGACGCGAAAGATGATCGCATCAAAGCCCGTGTGAAGACGGTACTGCTCCGAATGTGTCAGGCTGACATCGCTGGTCGGAAATTTTGGAGTCTCGGCATCTTTCGTCTTAATCTTGTCCACTATTTCCTGGCCTCCTCAATACCGGCATCACCGGCAGACAGCAGTTCGAGGGCCTCCCGGATCGGTTTCATCTCTGGAGCGTGATCGTAGTATATTTTCCACGCCTCGCGCTCTTTATGCTCGGGCAGGCGGGATTCCCTCATGTTGTGCCACCCTTCAATGAGCTTCACCGCGTCCTTTAGGGCGTCTCCAAGGACCTGCACCCTTGGCGGGGTGCTGTTGCAGAGCTTGAAGGCCTCCCAGAGGACCTTCGTCACGAAATCACCGGCTTTTTCTGCGTTTTCTGAGTCCTCGATGCGTTTGCCGTAGGTCACTACGCGGAGGCGGCCAGTAGCGTTCTCGAAGGTGCAGATCACAACCTGATCCTGGGCATAGTCCTCGGCGATCCGCCTGGCTGCATCAACCGGTATCGGCCTTACAGGATCACGTTTCTTCTGATTTTGTCTGCTCATTTGAGATCCCCCTCGTCTGTTTTTCTACGAACTGGATAAAGCGGTCTGCATTGTCCTTGCCGAAACCCTCAACGTAGCGGCGGGCAGCATCTTCGTTTGTCGTGTATGTCTTGATATCAACAGTTCCGAAGTCCATCGTCGTCATACAATGGACCACGAAATCATCATCAGCGGATTCGGTATCAGGCTCATAGAAAACGAGCACCTGCTGGTTGTTGCTGGCTCTGAGGATCTTTGCAAAATCCCCTTTCATGCCGCCTCCTCCTCCGTCTCCTCATCCTTCTCCTTGAGGAGCCTATCCACCAACTTTTCGATCTGGCTGTCGGTGGGCTTGATGACGACGGTATCTCCGGTATCGTCGACCTCGATGCCAAGCCGTTTAAGTTCCTGGACTGTGAGACGATTCAGGGCCTTCTTAATGGGAGCCTTCTTCGTCTCAATAAGATCATCGGATCGTTCCGGGAAGTGCTTCTCTATGAGCTTGACGATTCGGTCAGTCTCCGATTTGTCAAACTCGATCTTTCCCTTGCCTTTCTGCAAGCCGATCTTGATCCCGTGGAAGATGATCGTCCGGGGCTTCACGAATAATGCCGGGCTGTCATCGATGGCGTTCTTGAGATCCAGTCTCCTGGCTGCTGTTGCACCCACCTGCGCCTTAATCCCCGGGAGGTAGCGCCGTTTCAACCGCTCAATCCTGTCTTCAAGCGTTCGCACTGTTTTCGACAGCTTCTCCCGCGCATCTGCATAGTCTTTTGTAGCCTTTTCAATCTCTGCCAGTGTTGCCATATATCCTCCTTAACCGTTATTTTCTTCCACGATCTTCCAGATCCTGTCCCCGTCCACGCGGACCACAACATGAGGCTTGTTACCAAAGAGCTTTTCAGCCACGGCCTCGGCCGCGTCTTTAGCACATGAGGTACGGGATGCGGTCTTGCCACAGCACTTGGCTGTATAGGCGCCGGCAGAGTAACAGACCGTTATTGCTATCGGGTCATTTGTTGCCATGGGATCCTCCTCAGTTCACGCCTTTCGGCGCGATCGGCAAAGTTCCATCGGGATCCTCGTGCTGCTTCTCGTACTGATGGTTATCGATGATTATCCCGTCCATCTCATACCGGTCGATCACCCGTCCCGTGTCATCCATGATCCGGATGATGGCCGCGTCCTTCCATATCTCGAGAGCCGCTTTCACCGTTTCACCCCCGCCTGGGCCGTGTATGCCTTCTCATCACCCAGGAAACGGATCCCCGTAATGGTGTAGCCTCGGGGCGAGAACCGAAAGCCGATATCAGCGATGTAAAATGACTGCATCTCTTTCATCCCGGCGCGGATCCGCGAGGAGATGTGTTTGGAGGCAGCCTCGTAGCCCGTTTCAAAACCACATTGATACGAGCGCTCTCCCCGGGCCTGCCAGCCGGCGAGGAACACCGTCGCCAGGAGAAGAGCCCAAAAGATGTTTCGTGCTATTTTCTTACGTCTCGTCATGATTCACCTCGCCTCACAGGTTTAGTGCGCAGCCGCGGCATTTCTCGGGATGCCGGAAGCTGCGTGTAATGCAGACCGCGCGATCTACACGGTCGCTATGATGCTGGCACCAGACATCGCATGACGCGTATTTAGAAGACCGTGCCGCGGCCGCTCCATGGTGTACTCCGGTGCCTGTCTGTTGTTTGTGAAACTGTTGTGTTTTTTCTATCGTTTTCATCATCATCACCGCTACGCGTCGTTGACGTGGTCGAAATGTACCGTTGTCTTGCCGTCCTGGTAGGCGTTCTTCATGGCCCGGACCGCGATGTTGTTTGCTATCTGCGGGGTCTTGGCCCGCTGCGCCAGATGCGCCAGGGCGTCATCCGTGAAGATCTCGCTGGCCCTCCTTCCGGCTTTGTGGAAGCGATAGTCCAGGTAGTCGGACATATTCCCGTTGAGCTTGCCGAGATCCACCATGTAGCATCGTTCGGCAAACTCCTTGATGTAAGGATTGCCCTCGATCATACCCCTCAAACCCCAGTTCTTTCCCGCGTCATCCCTCCCGCCGGCGCCGATGAGGACGATGGCGATAAGCTTGAAGATCATGCCGCTGTCCCAGAGTCTCTTGAGAGAAATGAAGATCTTTTCCTTCAGATCATGGGCCTCGTCGATCGCCAGCACGGTATAGACACCTGATTTCATGTTGTCTTCCAGGAGCTTCTTGGCTACTTTGTCCCGCTGGCCCGCTGACCGGGGCATCTTGGTGCCCCCGAGCTGGGAGATGATCTCCTCGGTGAGGAGACCGCCCGTCATCATGTCGCGGTCAAGCCGATCGGGCATGATGATCCTGACCGTCTTGTCGCCAAGGAGCTTCGATATGACGTGCCGGAGAAACGTGCTCTTTCCCATGCCGTAGTTTCCCGTGATCGCTATGATGCCCCTGCTCTTGATCGTTCGCCAGACCTGCCGCTCGGCGACCTTGAGCTGCGCCGACATCCAGATATCCTTGTGATCGTCGAGGTCGAAGAACGGGTCATCCTCCAGCCCGAAGTGGACGATCTCCTCGGGCTCCAGGTACTCCTTTGTGTAGTTCATCTTCTTTGCCTCCTCTCCTGTGGTTTTCCGCTCGGTTCCGGTTCCTTCTCCGGGAAGGGGTATGTTCCCTGGCTTCCTGGGGGCCCGGTTCTTCGCGGGACGCCTTTCGTCCGGTTCGGGTTCCCAGATGCTGTCAGTCGACAACCCCTTGCCCTTCAGTACCTCCTCGACCAGCTTCCTGAATTCCTCCGGGGCTTTGTCGGGTATGTATCCCTTGTTGACGACGAGGTTGATAAGAGGCCTCGAACATTCATAACCTTTCTCATTCAAGGCCTTCATGAGACTTGCCTGTGACAGGCCGCTGTCCGACAGCCGCCGTTTCAGGCGGAGTGGACTGTACGGCATGCTATACACCCTGTTCGGTTTACTCACTGTGAACCACCTCCCTTATGATTGGTTATTGGCAGCTATCTTCAGATCACGTACTTCACCGGGTGCGCCCTGGTGTGTGAAGCGGCCGCGATACTCTTCCTTGATCTGGAGATAGCTCTCTTCCGTGACTGCATCCGTCATCCGCTGATCTACCCACTGCGACTGCATGACGGAAAACCGCTGAATATTAAGTTCCTCGCGAAGCCTCTTGCGCGCCTCATGGGCGGTCATTGGTGGTATCTTTATTTCTTTCTCGGGAATCACGTCGGTCCCCTGTTTAGGCATCCAGGTCATCTTCTCGATCTTGTGTGCCTGTTCCCTGGGCACGACGTCGGAGATATCAATTCCCTTCAGATCTTCCTTGAACCGCTTTGTCTTGTCCCAGGCGTGCGCCCTGAAATCCTTGCCGATTGTGGCGGCGGTTTCGGGGAAACCCCACTGGTCGCGATTGATGAGGGTGGACGTCACGGGCTCGCCGGTGAAGCGCCCGTTTTCGTCTACCTGTGTATTGATCTCGAGCGCGGGATATTCGTAGGGGTTGTAGCGGACATATAGCTTATCCCCGCGCCTGAAATAGCCCTTGAGGGCGTATACGTTGCCTTCATAGCGGATCTGCTTGTAGCCGTCGACGGTCACTTCCTCGGCGTTTCTGTGGGCGAGCTTTTTGCAGACGCTCGCTGGCGGGAGGATGCGAAGCTGCTCGGATGTGATCCTGCTGTACGCCTCAAAGCGGCTCATGCCGTGGCGTTTGTGCTCCCTCACGGCGTTGATGTATGCGCATTTGTCATAGGCCCTGGTATTCAGGAAATCGAGGTCCTCAACAGTCAATAGCGAGAGATCGCCCTCGAAGATGCTCTCCCAGTATCCGTGCATTCTCTCCACGGCGCCGGATATCCAGGGCTTGCCCGGCGTATGGACATAGACCTCCACGTTCAGGTTCTCCATGAGGTTTGTGTAAGCCTGAGAAGTGTTCGCGGCACCCTTGTCGATCATGAGGAGCCGCGGGACACCGTGTGCCGGGAAGATGGAGCTGTTCAGTCCTTCGAGGCGGCTCTTCTCACCCCAGGCCCTTGTTGTGAAGTCAAAGATATTATTGAAATCCTCGCCCTGGGCATAGTAGTACCAGACGAAGAACCAACCCGTGCAGTGGTCGACGCAGATATACCGCAAGATGACCTTCTTCACCTTTTTCCAGAAGCCCGGCTTGTTCTTGTAAAACTCTTTCTGCATATCCCTGGTGGCAAGTTTCTTGTTGTCCTTGAAATCCCACATTACGCAGACAGAGGCGTCGATCAGGTGGACGTGGTTCGGGTGCTCGCTGCGGAGCACCACCGCCGCTTCCGGCCTCGCGAGATCCGACCTGGAGATGCCCATCTCGCGCATGTGCCGGTTGATCGTGGCCTCGTGAGGCATATCCCCGGGCTCGATTATGTGGTTATCCTGGAAATGGAGCTGCA